ATTCTCATCTATATCCTGTCTTAATGACTTTATGCCATGAGATTATCCACATGTGCGTATATTTAGATTCACCTAAAACAGAACAGTATGCAAGCCACAAAGGTTTATTCTTAAAACTACAAAAGCGTGTAGCCAAGATGTATGGCTTTGACCCTAAGGAATTATAATGGATATTGCAGAATTTTTAAGGCAATTAACAGAACAACAAAATACTCAACCAAATGCTACTAGCGTAGGTAATGAAAACTTAAACTTAAATGCTTATACAAGACCTACATTAGGCGGTAATGTTAATGCTTATCAAGAAACTCCTGTTGGTTTATTAAGTGGCACTATTGGTAAAGAAGGTACAAACCCAATATATAAAGACGTTGCTTTAACAAACCAAAACTTTAGAGGTGGCATATTAAGTCAACCAGGTAATGTTGCTCCTTATGGTGAATATCGTGATGGTAATGTTATGGCTAGAGTTATGGGCGGTAACTATCCTAATGCTTCAGCACAATACACAACACCATTAGCAGGTGGTCAATTTACTGGTGGTGCTGATTATAGTAGTCAAGGTTTGGGTGTTAATGCTGAATATGCAAAACAAATGAATGACTGGTTATTAAAAGCAACAGCAAATGCAAACCCTTATGAAAAACAACTTTTATTTGGATTAGGAAGGCAATTCTAATGGACCCAATTACCATGTTATCTGCTTTTGCTCCAGTTGTTATGGACTTAGGTAAATCTCTTATTAATCGTTTTATAGCACCTGAACAATTCAAACCAGCTACTATAGAACAGTATGCTCAAATGAAATCTATTGACTTAGAGTTCTTTAAAGTAATGAATGAAGCAGGTTCTGGTAACCCATCTTATCCTTGGGTAGAAGCTATCACTAGACTTATGAGACCTATGATTGGTCTTATTGTATTAGGCACATGGGCTACAATGCACCTACAAGGCATATCTACACAAGAAGTAGATAACTTTGCTAGTGCTGTAGGTTTCTACTTATTTGGTGAACGTAGTCTGTTCTATATCAAAAAGAAATGATATTTTTAAACATACTTAACTTTATCGGATTAAACATACTCAAACTTATTGTAGTAGGTATGTTACTTCTAGTCATGGGTATTGGTTTAGTATTTATTGCTCTTATGGACTATCTTACTATTTTTTTAAAGTATATTAATTCTTATGTTGATTGAAGTAAAAAGATTTGAATTTAAAGACACACATACGGTAGGCAAGATGTATGTAGACGGTGTATATGAGTGTTATACATTAGAAGATGTAGTCAGAAATGGCACTAAAGTATTAGGTAAGACTGCTATTCCTATTGGTGAATATAAACTCGTTATAGACGCTTCTGTACGCTTTAAACAGGACATGCCACACATACTAAACGTTCCTGACTTTACTGGTGTTCGTATTCATTCAGGCAATACTTCAGCAGATACAGATGGATGTATATTACTTGGCACAACATGGGCAGGTAAAGACTTTATAGGTAACTCTAAAATAGCTTATAAGAAGTTCTTTGACAAACTAAAGAAAGCTAAAACAGCCACAATTAAGATATGCTAGATTATTTTATCTGCGATATCCTTTGTACTATAAACCACTTTAAATATGTATTACTCATGTTAATTATTTATCTAGTATATAATAAAGTATCTCAACTTTAGAGACTACTATGAAAATATTACTTATTGATATTGAAGTAGCACCAAATACTGCTCATGTCTGGGGTATCTTTGACCAGAACATCTCTATAAACCAATTACTAGAATCATCTTACACTTTATGTTATGCAGCCAAGTGGTACGGTGAATCTAAAATCATGTTTGACTCTATCCAAAAATCTGGCAAACAAAAAATGCTAGACTCTGTGCATAAACTTCTTGATGAAGCTGATGCCATTGTTCACTACAACGGTTCTAGGTTTGACATACCAATACTACACAAAGAGTTTTTACTATCTGGTATGCCACCTCCAGCACCCTCTAAACAGATAGATTTATTGCAGGTAGCAAGAAGACAATTTAGATTTGTTTCTAACAAACTAGATTATGTAGCACAGGCTTTAGGATTAGGTAGCAAGACAGAACATGAAGGACATGCTTTATGGGTCAAGTGTATGAATGATGACCGTAAGGCATGGAAAACAATGGAAGAATATAATAAGAATGATGTTATATTACTTGAGAAAGTCTACGATAAATTCAAGGGTTGGATTAAACAACATCCAAATCATAACGCATATTCTGCTGACGTTTGTTGTCCTAATTGTGCTTCACGCAAATTACAATCTCGTGGTACACAAAGAAGTAGGACTGCTATTTATCAACGCTATCAATGTCAAAATTGTGGGTCGTGGGCAAGGTCTGTTAAATCAGAAAAGATTGCCAAAGACTCTTTAGTAAATATATAGGAAAATTATGCAACGTTCAGAAGTAGAGATTATCTGTAATCACATGTTAGGTAGAACTATCATATCCTGTGAAGCATTGCATGGCGATAGCACTATAGTCATAGGACTAGATGACGATTCTATTATAGAAATTAGCGGAGAAGAGTTAGCTCTTTATGGTGAACTAACTCCTATGGATGACTAGACGCAGATAATCACACCACCACTTACCTGGCAGACGGTTACAGACCCATCAGGTGCAAGAATAGTAGTAGTTTGAGCCATAACCTGTTCTGTTCCCCAAATAGCTAATGCAGCTAATACCACAATAAATATCCAATAGATTTTACTCATCATCAAACCTTTGTAATTGAGCTTCTAGTTCTGGTGGAATTTCAACTCCATCATCTTTAGTAACTTCTAATAGCTTATTCTTATACCAATCAGACTTTTCTAAATCTTGTTGTGGATTATCTTTAAACGGATAGCGTAAGTCATACTTGAGCTTACAACCTTTAAGATACCCAATGTATTCTTCTTTAGTTAAACGACTCTTAATTACATCTATTGCTTCAATTCCGCCCACTAAATAATGTGGAGGTCTATTCACCATATCTACCATAACTATCCCCTTAGAAAAAATAAATCAATTAACTGATAACAACCATAAAAAAACCAACCCATACCACCAACAATCAACAGCCATACTACTACTTCTAATATCTTTTCTGCTCTTGCCATTTACCATACTCCCTTCCTACAGTTACAGACACATAATTCCTATTCTTAAATCTTTTATCTAATTCATTGCTATAAGTCCACTTAGGCAAGGTAAAATATCCTTGGCTTTCTAAATACTTTAACCTAGTTCTGTTAGTTACGCATTCTTGCACAATTTCTTTAATGCTGCAACCAGGATGTTCAGTAATATAATTAACTATAAACTTTGCTTGTCGTTGGTCATCTAGTTTAGTGTACATCTTTTACTCCATGCAGTTGTTCTATAAGTCTAGCAAATCTAAATATCTTTTCAAGTGTAACAAGTTGGTCACCCTTACCAAATGCTTCTTTATATATTTTAATTATTTCTTCTTGGGTTAGTGGTTTAGAGTCCATTGTTAGCTTCTACTAATCGTTTACTATCATACTTAGATAATCCTTTATATTCTTCTACAGGTTCACCAGCAACTAATGGTGTTATCTTAATATGATGCGTTGTATTCTTTAAGTCGTTTAAATATGAGAGCTGGTTAGGATGAAATGACCATAAATAAGATTTCTTTAAATCACCAGACCTAACATCAAACTCTTCATAAAGCCATGCTACAGGTTCTTTTTTAGCCATTAGTAAAACACCATCCTTCCTATGTGCGTTTTCTTGCGTTTACCAAACCATTCTTTCTTTGGCGGTATTGAGTCATCATGGAAATATAAAGCATTTGCAACTGGATTTGCATATTTATTACGAACAATCGTATCAATAACCAAAAGTTTAGTTTCCAAATACGCCCTAGTATTAACTTCTGGATGACGTTCATCCGTAACCCCAATAAACTGACCATTAGCATAAACAACAGAGCATACATCACGACCCCAATAACCAGTATGTAACCTATTACGTATGACATTTATGACACCTACCTTTTCTTCTAGTGTTCTATTATTAACTTCATGGTACACAGCAGTTGCATAACACGCTATATCTAATTCTAAGTTATGTATATCCATTATCTACCTTTAATGATTATCTAGTGTCTAGCAACCCCACATAAGCGTATAATTCTATTATATTGTGCAATTAAGCATAATATATTAATTAAGGATAAATACCATGTGGACAACTCCAGCAGCTACAGAAATGCGTTTTGGCTTTGAAGTGACTATGTACGTAATGAACAAATAGTTATACAAAAATATAACTTTTAAGAGGGGAGATAAAACTCCCCTTTTTGTTAAAATGGAACATCACTTTCATCTGCACCTTCAACAGCAGGTTTAAGTCTTTCATCCGTTGCTACCATTGCTACAGCACCACTAATAAACTTACCATTAGCACCTTCTCTAACCCAACCTGATAAAGTAAATTCAATACCATCTACATTTAACTTTCCTCTATAGTCTGGTCGTTTAGGATTATCACCTTTATCATTCTTGTTTAATGTAAACGTGTTTGTGTTGTTATACTCAGCCATATACTACTCCTTTAGTTTAATAATTGTTTGTTCTACTTCGTCTAAAAATTTAATGACCTCTGTTTCTAGCTCATTAATCATATCATCATTTCTATCAACCCTTGCTACAAATAACTGTAATTCTCCTTCAGGAAAGTTAGGATTATAACTTATAAAGTCTACCCACTTAGCACCGGTGCAAGCTAATTGCCATTGCATCTGTGGAATGTATTTACTAGGAACTGACTTACTCATAAGCGTATTAGTATGGGTAGTTTCTATAGGGCATTTAATTTCTATAAGACCCGCATATTTACCTTCTTCTTCTGCATTTACAGCTCCGTCAGGACTAGCTCCACTATTCTTAATAACAGGGTGGTCAAAGAAACCTACCTCTGTTACAGATACCCCTCTAGTTCTTTCATAAAGCGCCCTAGCAGCACTTTCTCGTTCAATACCATCTAGCATAGCCTGATTAACAAAACTATCGCCTTTCTTGCCTGTAAGACGTTCTGATACAAGTTGAATAAGGTAGTTTTGACGAGATGTAGATACGCCTGTTTTAGTCTTGGCGATAACATCCGATATTCTGGATGCTGTCACCTTGCCTAGACGTTGCTGAAACCACTCTTCTGTGCGTTGTTCAATCATAGGAAATCCTTGCTAGATACTGCCTTTAGAGTTGGTTGTTCTGACTCTGGAATATCCTCACCGCTATAGATGTAAAGACCAATACCATGTAACGCAATAGCCTTAGCTAAACAACGCTGCATAGCTGTATTAACTGCCATAGCGTCAGGGTTGGGGATAGCTTGGTTTCTAAAGTTAAGCACAGGTAATTGTGAAGTCATAGACTTACCAAACGCATGGACTGTGCAAAATACCATAAGCGTTTCACCAAACTGTTTAGGCTCACCATAAGTCCATGTAGCAGTTGGGTCTTGCTGTAGAAGAGTATCCACAGCCCAAGCCCATGACAGGTATGATAGACCATTCTTTTTCTCAATATGGTCTGATACGTTAATCTTACGTAGTTCGTTATAGTTCATCTTTCTCTCCTGTTGTTGTAATTCTTGTTGATGGTGTTGCATCATTACTTGGTCGTAGTGTTGTTGCTGTGACATTTGTTCTCTCCCATTTGTCGTTATCTAATTTAAGTTCGTCATTCAATCGTTTAAGAATATCTGCTATCTGTTCTAACATATAATTCTCCATGTGAAGTATGCTATAAAAATTATCATAAAGCAAATAATATATTTACTCATATTGCACCTGCTAACTTACCCATAACCCACAAACAAAATCCTACGTAACACCAAAAAGCTATTGCAGTAATAATCATTGCTTTAATGCTCATATTTTTCTCCTTAACTAACATAGTCATAATGACCAAGTTTTTTTAAACAGTCAAAAAACAAACCATCAAATATTTGACCATTTTTAAAAACAAGTCTATACCCATATTGAGTTGTAGAAATTAATTCAACATTATTAGCTTTTGCTAAATTTGCTATAAAATCGCATTGTGTTCCAGTCATGTTTCTCTCCTAAAGTTAAATACTACAACGCCTATATTAATGACCTAAAATACATTGTCAAGCATTTTCTAACAAATAATTAGTTTACAACTAGAATTAGTTATGTTAATCTTTTTTGGCATTATTAACCAAAGGAGAGTATATGTACAAGATTAAGAACTGGGAGAAGTTTAATCTCTATAATCCTAAGAACCCACGTTATCAAAAAAAGATGACGTGGTTTAAATTTTATGGTACGGATTACATAAATAACATAGATATACATAAGCTATCTTTTGAACAAAAAGCTGTTTTAGTAGAGTTATGGTGTCTTGGTTCTGAAAGTGATGGTGTGTTACCAGACCTGTTTGAAATAGCTTTTAGACTTCATTATCCTATTGATTTTGTTGATAAAATAACAAAAGAACTATTTGCTAGAGGATTACTAGTCGAAAACTATGAGCCTGTTAGGATAGAGAAGAGAAGAGAAGATAAGATAAGAGAAGATATATATGTCGTTAAAACGACCAATAGGTTTGATGAATTTTGGGAAAGCTATCCTAATGTTCGTAAGGTCAATAAGAAAACTTGTTTAGAAAGATGGGCTAATAAAAATCTTGACGGTATAGCAGATGAAGTGATAGGGTATGTAAAACGTATGAAAGATACTCAATCATGGAAAGATGG